GCATGGCGATGGTGAACTCTGTATCTTCGGGTTCTGGTTCTTTTTTCTTTTTGCTGGCAGCCTGCGCTTGCGCCTGCACCTGCGCCCGGTTCGCAAAGGCTTCTAGCGTATACCATTGGTCCCTGATCCTTCGCTTCTTAACTGCCGGGCGTATCTTGCCAGCCCGTTCCAGTTCTCCCAAAGCGCGATCCACTTGTTTGTTGGAGGCACCACCTCCAATGACCTTCATTATGTTCTTCCGCTCAAGCCCAGGGTGGGCTTCAACAGCGTTCAATAAGCGATCTGGCAGAGGGGTTTGGACCTTTTCCTTTTTGGGAGGCGGTATCCGCAGCCCCATGCCCTTGGCGATTTTTCGGAAGCCATCAACTGCTGGAGGACCCTCAGCCCATGCTTCCGAGAGTTCCTTGGGCACATCTCTCTTCAACGTCGTCTCTGGAAGCGACCAGAGCGTATCACCCTTGATCGCTGCCGGTTCTGATTTGACCTGGAACTGAGCCGCCATCGAGGTCATCATCGACGTGGGGATAGAATGCGCCTTGGCGACTGCGAGAACCTTTGATTTTAGACGTGGCTCTCTCAAACAGAGGGTCAGGATGCTTCTGGCCATCACGTCTATCGGGGCTTCCTTTGCCTCAAGCCTACCCAGAAGCTCTTCGGTAAGCTGGTCTTCAAGCTCAACTAGCCGCCGAGCCGCAGCACCGGCTTGCTCATCCCGCATTGTCGAAGGGGTGTCAGCTTTAGGGGTGTCAACATCAACCTCAAGCTCAATATCTGGCTTGTCCATTCGCTAAACTCCGTGGAGAATCATGATCCAATGGATTGATTATACTACGCAGAAAGGAAATGTAAACAAAAACCCCCCGAATGGGTTAGAAAATCTGCAATTGCTGCTTGTCAGACACGTAGATTTGCTCTCCGAACTCCATCTCAAACCACACATTGTAGACTCCGCAATCGAGGTCGGTTGTGTCCAGATGGTAGTAGCCCTTGCACATTTCACGATAGCATACTCGCTCCCCGTCCACAACCATGCGCAGGTCTTGTTCTTCCGGAACGCACTCGCCACACTCCATCTCAATGTAGACACAGATGTCCGAGACGATGGCTAGGTTCTCGTAGTACCGTTGAAGGTCGGTGGCTGTAGGGACGTTGGGCGTGACTGTGACAATCAAGAACCTCTTCGACCCCTTCCGGAGCTTATTGGGCTCGAACTTGAATGAGAAGTCGTAGTAGATGGGACTGGTGTTTGTGTACCAAAGATCAGGATAGATCTTGAATTCATTCTCTATGACCGTGGTAACGGGCTGATATTCTTCCATAAACATGTGCCACTGATCAATCCAGTCACCAATGACGTATTCAGACTGCTCCAGGTGAATCTGGAACGAGTATTGCCCAATCTCTTCCCGAGTTATCTCTGAGGCAGGAATGGTCTGCATCAACCGCCTGCCTTCAGGATTGCTTTCCGTCCTTGCCTCCGGATCGAGGTAAATGATGTTGACTCTGTCTATCTGGCTGATGTCCGCACGGTTGTGTGAGTTGTAGGTAAACAACCGAAGTGTCAGGTCATCGCCCAGAACAGGATTTTGGTAACGCTCTTTCGCCATGAAATTATCTATCCCTACCGCCTTGATTTAGCCCTTCTCTTAGCTGCCTCTATGGCTTCATTCTCCTTTTCCTTTTGCTCAACAAACCGATCCATATACCATTTCCTTTCGTGAATAGGGATGGTCATGCTTTGCTCCGGGATCAACTTCAGATGGTAAAGAAAGAAGAACTTTTCCTCCATCAAGTTGGACCACAATGCTACTGAGGGGTTTCCTTCTTGTTCTTCCCCCTCGGGAAGAAAAAATTGGCTTCCAATGGCAAATCAATATCGAACTCTGCCAAACAAGACGGACAGATGATTTCCACATTCGTATCAACACCAAAGGGAGGCTCATTGAGTTCATTTCTCAGGTGTGCTACATCCTGGATCGGAAGCTCTCTTAGCAACTGCAATATCTGACCCGTTTGCGAAACCCCAGCTATGTCCTGCACCAACATCGCAGACCGATACAAGAGCGTATCATCCGCTTGCCCAGCCACGTCAAAGTTCTTGATCCTTCTGTCTCTGTAATCTTGGATTTCTCTCTCATCATCGCCCTTGGACAAACGATAAGTGTATTCCAATCCTGTCTTGGGCAAAGTGCCCCTTAGATCTTCAAGCCCAAAATCATCCGGGCAATAATCCACAAAGAGACTATTCAAGTCTATGGTAGTAGCGAACTTGGTATCGCATTCCGGACACTTGATTTCCACATCATACTCTGGCGTATAGGATATGCCTCTCAAGTAGATCAGAAGATAGGTTCTGTCTTGAGTGAGAAGCTCCTGAGGGTTGTAGTTCTCCTCAATACATCGCTGAAAGATCATGTTGATTGCCTGCCCCTTTTTCACGAAACGAGGCGTGGCAAGGATTTCTTCTTCATGCCCCGTCATAGGACGGACATGAAGCGTGCCACCCGAGGGACCGTTGTCTTCGTAGAACTTTCCAGTGGAGGGCAGGCTGATTTCCTCGTAAACGGTCCCCTCAGATCGGATCTTCTCCAAGACTTCTGCTAGAGCACTGGGTTGAGCACCGGCGGGCATCGGCTGCTTGGCAGCCCTCTTGGTCTTTTTTCGCCTCTGTTTGGGACGCTGCTGTTGCACTTGTTGCTTAGCGTCCAAAACAGCTTGTGGAATGTTTCCAGAGATCTGTACGCCGCCTTCTTGTAGCGGCGGACCAGAATCATCTGCACCACCTTCGATTCGTGCTCTCATTTCAGCCATGTCATCTAGTTTTGCCTGATTCGCAGCAGCATCGCTGACTTCAGACGGGTCGATTGCCTTTTTCTTAGGGCGGAAAGTTTCTTCGGGCATTTTCGCTCCTTAATCTTTGTAGATTTCTTCTTTTATATGAGTGTGATGAATATAAATCTGTCTAACGTAGAGGAAATAGTCTTCTACGATAAACAACTCCAGCGTAAGTTGCCGGAATTCCGGCATCTGTTTGACCAATGGACATTGGCACTACAGGTGCCCACCCTCAGGTCTCTCGGGAAGAGGTCTGTCTTGGACTTCCTGAACAATCTGGAGGATGAACACATAGCTATTATTGAAAGGCATCTCGGCTCAGAAATCGCAGTAGACAAGCTGGATTACCACATTGTGCGAAACTATGATTTCCCAGTCGAGGACGCAGATTTGGACGGACTCCAAACTTACGCCGATTTTGCAGTCTTCAGGGATGAAGACCAACTCTATATATCCTTTTGGAGGTGAATATGAACTTGATTTTGTTTGTGATGGCAGCCATTGGTTTGACCAACATAATGGTGGATAGCGTAGTGATGGATAAGCCCCGGCAATGGTTCGCCAGCAAGAAAGACAACTGGTTCTGCGATAAAATCAACAAGATCCTAGAATGCTACCAGTGCGCAGGCTTCTGGTGCGGGCTTTTTTGTGGGGCGATTGCCCTTTGGATGCCTTGGTTGCATTGGCTACTGTACGGCTTCGCTGGCAGTTTCGTAGCGGTCTTGGCCGCCCATGTTTTCACATACTTTGAGGCAGTAGCCGTAGTCAACCTCCCAGATGAGGAAAACGATGCCAACTAAAACCTACCAACTGTATTGCGACATGTGCCATTGGAAGAGAATAACCGATGGGTCTAACGTCAGAGACCTGAAGGAAATCAAACTATCCAACCTACAGAAGAATATCCCGAAATTGGATAAGGAGACTCGTCATTTAGCTCCGGGGGAGATCTTGAAGCAACCCAAGAGATTCCGTTGCCCCAAATGCGGCCGACAAATCATCCCCAGACAAATCAACAATCCCCAAGCAAAGATTGACGAACAGCACAAACTGGAAGAAAGAATGAGGAAAAGACGTGAGCAAGAAGATCGGCTTGATGCAGATAAAGAAAGCTCTGAATGATGCTCGATTTCGCAGACTGCTGCCTGATGAGTATCAAGAAGAGATAGCCAAATACCTCCAAAATCCTGGATGCCCTAGTTGTGGTGTTCCTCTGATACGGAAGATCGTTCGTGAATGCCGCCCACAGTTGGCGCAATTCTTCCCAGACCGTGAAATCGTAGATGAGCAACAAGCCATCGAAAAACTGGCAGAGAACCACTGGTCTGTGATCAATTGCACAACGGATGAACTGGAAGACCGATTGCGAAAACTCTCGCCTGGAAGGAAGCAGATAGCGCTGACTAGGTTCGAGGACAAGGTCACGGTGGTCATCAATGAGCTTGATGTGATATATTAGCGCCGAAGTACTTGGTCGAATTGATGATCTTGTCCGCACTCTCTATCATGTGCTCAGGATACTCTTTGTACTTGGCAATCTCAAGCGGCCAATCGTCTAATTGTGGTCTCTTACTGCCCAGAATGATGGCGTTCTCATAGAAGGCAATCGCCTTCTTGAAGTCTTGTGACTTGTAGTAAATGTCCCCCAAGAGACACCAGAACTCTGCCATCAGAGGTTTTTCTGAGATGCACTTGATGATCTTGGGGAATGCATCACTCATGTCATTTGACAGATGCATCTGCACCAAGGACCAGTAATAACGAGTCATTGTGGATGGCATACCCCGTTTGCGATAGAAGAGGTATCTTTTCGCCACTGCTTGAAACTCTTTGAGCTTCCCCTGAGCTAATAATATGCAGGCTTCATAGTAATGGGTCTCTGTGGCGGCGGGCGATCTTTCCTTCCACTTCTCCACCAATTCCATGTTCTCTGAGTGGTCTGGTTTGCTGGGATCGTAGATCGCCACTCTTTCCAGGGGCTCAGATTCATCGAAAATGGATTCAAAGACGGGGTTTTGGAAGGTCTGATCTGTCCAGAGCCTTGTTTCCTTGGTGATGACATTGCCTTGGAACACCTGGACATGTCGTGGTTTCGATCCTTGTATTTCCTCAATTTGGTCATGGCCGCTTGCTAAAATTTCTCCGGGGCGGATGTAGAAGTTCCATTCTGTATCACTGGAGGACAATAATTCGTTACGAATCTGGCTGTAATCATCCTGGAACGACATGGACACCACTTTGGCTCCATATTTCTTACAGAGAGACACGGTATCATCGGTAGATCCCAGGTCGGCTACCAAGACATGTCCATTAAGCGGAGACACGGATTGTAGCGTCTTTTCCAGGCTATTCGCGTGGTTCTTGGTCACTAGATGGGTTGTTATCATGGAACTTTCTAGCTATGAGGTAGTCTAAGGCAGCAGCTTCTTGTTCACGCCCTCGTTGGGCGAGTTCCCCCTGGAATTCTTCATATCCTTTTTTGATGAAAGGGTTCTCTATTATCATGAGAATCGCAGTGAATGAAGTGGACATGAAAGTATTAGAGGAAAGCAAGGAATGAAAATGAATGTTAATAAGCAGATATACAGATACCAGTTTTCCCTAGGAGGTTCATGGCCACAGAGTATCTCAACAACAAGGAATTTGAGCGCATCATCGCCTCATTCCAAAGATCGAAAAGAGACCAAGACAGACTGATGATGATCATGGAAGATCAAAAGGACACTATTAAGAGGAAGAGAAAGCGCAAGACGAGCGCAACAACCAACAGGAGATTGCTGAATAGGCTCAAGAAAGAGCACGCACAGTCAACTGTTGAGCACGAGCAAGCAAAGAACGACTTAGCAGCAGCCTTTTACCTTCTTTCAGAGAACATTGTGCGGTATGCCAAGTTCCAACTGATCGACGAGGATGACGCTCTGCAAGAGGGAGTGGTGATATGTTTTGAGAAGGTTGACCGCTTCTTCCCCAAGAAGGGCAGGGCGTTCAACTACATGACGACATGCATCCTCAATCACTTCCGCCAGCTTTACAGAAGCGCAAGAAACTACAACGAACTAAAGAAGCGATACCATGATTTTCAGCAGATCAGATTCAACAGGATGATCATCAAGCAAGGCAAGGAGATGCCGGTTTACAAAAGTTCAATTGGCTATTGACATACATTAGGTTATGTGTTAAAATAAGAATATGGATGTAGAGCTACTGGAAAAAAGGGAGATAATTGACAAGCTCGTAAAGAATGGTTATGGTGAATTGGTGGCGGCTCTTTTGGACCACGAACAAAAGGTCTACACCAAAAAAGGCAGACTCAACAAGAGTGGTGCTTGCAGGGTGCTGGGATGGAAGACCAAACAGCTAGAAGATGCGCTGGCCGCCTGCCGTCATATCCTTCGTAAAGAGTTTGAAGATTGAAGTGCGGAGTTAGAACTCTGTCCTCTTAACTGGTGATGTAGATCGGCGGTATAGAGATACTATGCCTCTGTCAGGTAGGCTCTGTCATATCTCAGGGTCATTGTCACCGTCACCACTTCAGAGTCTCCCATATCCAGGTCCCCGAATTGGATGTCATTGGGCCAAGCATTCTCAAAGATCCAAGTTTCCAGAACCCCGCCACATCCATCGAACAGTTCCAACGTGGCGGTTTCCTTCAGTTCGTCACTGGCTCGCCACAGTCCATCCTCAGGGCTGTAGATCTTCTTGATCCATTCGAAGACTGGATGTCTTTGCCTCTTGAGGTCATACAGCACCAGAGTAACCGGCTTCCAATCCGGTTTGCTGGGGTAGTAGATGGTTTCCGTAACATGTTGGGCATTCATTTCCTTGAAGCCCAAATTGGGCCTTGACGCAGAGGATGGGGGCAAGGAATTGACTTTATCATCGGCTGAAATGCCTGGAATCGAAAAAAGCCAACGGAACTTACGCTTGTAGCACGTTGCTCGCTTCTCCAAGCCAAAATCAAAGCCCATGGGCTTTTCAGCGCCTTCGCTTGGAAATCTGCTTTTGTTGCCAGCATACGTAGGAAGCCTAGTCATTGTGAACCTTTGGGTGTGAAAAAAGGGGGCCCGAAGGCCCCCTGTCTAAGTCGCATTAGGCGATTAAGCTTGGCAAGGAATGCAGCAAGGATCAGCAGGCGGTTGGTTACACTTGGGAGTGTATTTGACTTCTGAGTATCTCAGTGTCAGTTCTACCGTGCATTCTTCAGAGTTGGCATAATCCAGTTCTCCAAAGTTGATCGCTTGTGGCCATGCTTGTCGCAGTTCCCATTCTTCGATTTCGACACCGCAGCCATCCCACAAGGTAAGAACACCCACACCGCTATATCCATCCAAAGTATCTGCCATGTGCAGACCTTCTGGATCGCTGAAGTTGTATACGTTCCACAACCACGTCCACAAAGGATTGAGGTCAATGGCTACAACATCGTAATAGGTTACAGTGATGGTTTCCCAAGCTCCCTTGCCTGGAATCCATGTCTTACCATGTAAGAAGTTGATTTCGGTCTCTTCAATCGTGAGGCTTGGCCGGGCTGCAAGTTTGACAAAGTGCTCAGGCACTTCACCAGCGTTACAGATGTCCGTAAATCTCAGCGTCCATCGAAACTTACGCTTGAACTTGACTGGATTTTCCCTAAACCCAATCTCGCCAATCCCCATATTCTGGTCGCCGGCACCTGTTGATCTAGCCATGATTTCTCCTTCTTATTCTCGTTTTTTACCGCCTAGGCGGTCGTTGTTAAAATACTTCGGTTGTTTCTTCGAAACTACCGGTTCTGTGGATGCTGAATTCAATGAATATGAACTCAACAGCCTTGGTGGGCTGAACCCCTATTCGTGCTCTAAATTCATTCCTGTCAATCACGTCAGGCGTGTTCAACTCTTCATCCGCTTGGATGATGTAGTCGTAAATACCTCGCCCAACCTGAATTTCTGCAAGGATCTGCGTTGCTATTCTGACGAACGTAGACCTGAATTTCTCATCATGAGGCTCAAACAACAGGTTGCGAGACTTCTGACGAACTCGTTTTTCGATCACGAACATCAAACGTCGCACATTGACTCTGTCAAGAGCAGTCGGTCGTCTTTGCAAGGTCTTTTGACCCCAGACGACGAAGTCTTCAACATCGCTGAACTGCACGATGGGATTCACGCAATTTCTGCTGCCATACATTGAATCTCGCTCTTCCAGCGTTGGTCGGCTGAACACGTCATCAATGTTGGGAACAACACCTCTGGTAGCACCAGCAGGTGCGAACCATGGCTCCGCTAGGTTGTCGCTGTTTGCGTAAACAGCCAAAATCGATCCTGAGGGCGGCACCCACATTCTGACGTTGTTGTGGGCGTCGTAAATCTTGACCCACGGCCAGTAAAGGGCACCAAAGTCCGAATCGAACCTAACATCGTTCAACGGATGCGTTCCGTTTTGCCACTGGACGATTTCTCTCACGGTGAGTCCGAATGGCGGATCGATAATAGCCAAGCAGTCCTGGCGGTAATTTTCGCATACGTCGAGCATGGAGATGATTACCGCTGTTGAGCTATGACCAGGAACGGCTAATAGGTCGATTTCAATTTGCTCGGGCTCTGACATGGCATACATCCCAGAGAAGTCCAACGGGCTACCAATCAGCAACGTGTCCTGGTCATCAGGATCGCTGGGGATTCCGTCGCTCCCGCCAGCTAGAGTGTAATCTCCATCTGCCGGTGGGGCTCCGATAGCCGTGTTGTCTTCACATCGGACATACTCAGATACCGTAGTCAGATATGTTTCTACATAGTAGGCGCTGGAAGCTGTCTTCGTGAGATTGCCCCAGGACTCTACCTGAATGTTGTTGTTATAGACTTCCAGATTGAAGTTTCCTTCATCTACATTGTTGGTGAACCGAACTAGCGTTTGGTTGCCTTCAATACCGGCGCTTTCTGCCGTGATGACAAAGGTGACATCACTGTTCACGTTGGTACTACCTGAGATAATACCGAAGGTGGACACGGAAGCATCATTTGTTACTCCGGATGGACTATCACCCTCTTGTGTGGTGTTGGCCAATCCGAAGATCGTATCGGCGGTGCTGTCTGACTTGCACAGCATTCTGGCATCTCGACCAGAGTGAAGTGTTCTCAACTCAAGGTTGTTGCCATTCGCCAAGGCGATGAAACCACCAGGAAGTGCTCCCGAACCCACAGGGCTCGGCAATTGAGCGTTAATGGCGGCTGCCACAGCAGCAGTTCCACTGGCATAGCCCGGAGTTGTGGAAGCAGTGTATGCTCCCGCCGGGATCGTAACTACCTGGACAGCGTTATCAATGGTTACGTTGTCAGTTCCATCGATGACCATTTCCAA